TGGTCTCCTTTTGGAGATTATCAGTTCCTTATGGAACTGACGTTGCCCGCAGTCTGAAGGCTGTCTATGACAGCCACTGCACGTTCTCGGTAGAGAACTTCTGAAGAGAGCAAGGAGTAACTCTCAAAGGCAACTTTGATTCTTGTAAGAATCAAGCGTGTCAACCACGACTACGGTTTAAAGAAACCGTTAGAACTGGTGTTTAGGACACCAACCTGATTTAACGCTTCACAGCGGGAGGCTTAGAGCAGACCCGTGAAGAACCTATTTAATACAGGCTCGTCATGTTCCACCTCAAGGTGAACCACCACATCACCAGCCGACAAAGCCTCAGCGCTATACAAATAGATACTGAGGTCATTCGTCAACTGTTCCAGCGTCAGCCCTTTAAAGGCCTCTGCATAGAATGCCACACCAACGTCTTTCGACGAATCGGCCACGGCCAAAGCACTTTGGAAAGCCGCAGCCGGAGTGGACTGAGTGGGAGTAACACAACTCTTCACTGTGCCTGAAACCGAAGGTAACAGGCCCATCCAGAGCATAACACGGTTCACTTTCAGAAGCTTACCCCTCTCAGATGAAAGTTCCGTGGGTAGAGTGATGGAGATTTGACTCGTGGTTTTAGCATCACAAGCTGAATTAGAGGAGCTCCACGCACTTATTACGCAACCTTGCCTAGCCCTCAGGGGCCTACCTATCCCTGAAGACACCGGCTCTAACACAACAGGCCGAGGGTTGGATAATTTCAAAGCTTTCCGAGCTTCCCTCGCTATCTTCCTCCGCTGAGCGCGGGTTGATTTGCCTGTGCCAGTCTGTGACATGTCAGTTTTAATTAAATTACGCTAATTGAAAACATAGATTTTTTTTTTTTTTTTTTTTTTTTTTTTTTTTTTTTTTTTTTTAACACTACACACAGACTACAATCGGGCTATGGCCTGATAGGACCTCACACCTAGGGGTCACTGCGTAAGGGAATTGAACCCAAAGCTTAGATCGCCCCGTGCTGCAAACGGCTGTACCAAACTCTCCTCCCGATCTTCATCCGCTTTCGCGTTTCCCCAGCTATCTATTAAAAATTAGCGTGTTCCGGGATACTGGCAACCCGGCGACGGATTTAGCGGTTGCGGACCTTTCGGTCTTGACTACTTTCTGATCGCCACCGTCAACGGCGTCAGATGTTAGTGATTCCTTGTCCTCCTCGCTAGCAGTTATATCGACAACCTCTTGAACTCGATCAACGGTCTTACCCATAAGGTAACCGAAGTCGATAGACTGGTTTGAAATACCCTTGATGTAATTTTTCAATTGCTTCCGGTTCAATTTCACCAGTCGTTCAAAGGGAGTAACATAAACGAACTTAGGGACGTGCCTAACATAATTGTTTGGCTTTGTCCTAAAGCTCGCTGACCAATAGGCATGACTCATTACTGTCGTACCGCTGCTAGACACCCCGTCTAATTGGGAGACCAACCCAAAACAACGGGGTCTGTTTCCGAGCATTTCCATTGGGCAATCGTAAGACGGTGAAAAACAAACAATCGCCGGTAAATCACTGATCGGTACGGTCGCCTCCTGCGTACCGTCCACAGCTTCTAAACCGTCGAGGTTCGAAGCACCTTTGAGATCGACCAATCTCAAGGTGACACTACCGCCTTCACTCGCAGAAGAAGTTCTAACGAGAAAAACGAGTACCCTGGGAATGCTAAGAACGCCGCTCGAGGGAATCCTACCCTTTTCATATTCCGTTCTGAACAGGTTGAGGACTTTCGAACCGTGGGCTTGGGGGACTAGATCAACATAATTAAACCTCTGGGATGATCGTAAGTTTGTGTACAAACCAAGTTTGCACTCCTTAGCGAATTGATCTCGAGACTCTTCTGAAAAAAGGGTCGACAACAGAGAGCTCTGATCCACACCTCCAGTTTGTTGTCCAATCGCCACCGTTCGCGAGGAACCTGAAAACGGGGTAAAAACACTAGACATCGTTAGCTACAATCACTCAAGACTACCAATTTGAGTGAGAAAAAACGATGTATTCTAACACACACTTTTCTGGGTAAAGTGCGAGTAGTCAGTTGTTAGAAGTTTTAC